TTTTCTGAACAGGACATTGACGGAATTACCGATCACCGCGTAGTCCTCGTGTTGCACAAAGCAATGATGCAGGACAAAGCGACGAAAGGCTCCAGTCAGAAGGTTCGCAAATCTGTTCCCAAAGTTGTCAAGTCTGGAACTCCTGAGTCTAAGAAACAACGGAGCACCAAGGCAGCGCAGGTTAAACGAGAGAGGCTGGCTAAGACGGGGAATAAGCGAGACGCGACAAATGTGTTTCTTGACTTAATCTCTTAAAATAGGAGGCCATTATGGCTCAGCCCACAGGTGTTTATGTAACCTTTTCCGCAGCGGGTCTGCGGGAAGACCTCGAAAATGTGATTTACGATATCTCTCCGACCGACACTCCCTTCATGTCGATGGGTGGTCGCACGGATGCGGTTGCTGTTAATCACGAATGGCAGACGGATGCACTTGCTGCAGCGTCGGCTACTAACTTCAACGAAGAAGGTTCGACGCTTACCGCTGCTGAACCGACCCCGACCACTCGCATTGGTAACATCTGTCAGATCAGCCTGAAAACCACGCTGGTTTCCGGCACGCTTGACGCGGTGTCGAAAGCCGGTCGTAAGGAAGAACTGGCTTACCAGATGACCAAGCGCGCTTCTGAACTGAAGCGTGACATGGAAACCTCGCTGGTCGGCGTTAACCAGTCGAAGACGGCCATGGCGGCTGATACCACGGTTCGTAAGCTCGGTTCGCTTAGCTCCTGGGTCACCACCAATGCCAGCGTTGGCTCTGGTGGCACGGCTGCTGGTGCTGGCGGTAACGGTACTGCTCGTACCGACGGTACGCTCCGTACCTTCACTGAGTCGCTCCTGAAGGCTTCTATCCTTCTGGCGTATGACAACGGTGCCAACACCAAGTACCTGATGATGGCTCCGTCGCAGAAGCAGACCTTCTCCAGCTTTGTTGGTGTCGGCGGTGCTTCTGGCGTGTCCAACTTCAACGATGTTGCTGACCAGCGCATCATTGGCGGCATGGACATCTATGTCAGTGACTTCGGTGAGATGGCGGTTGTTCCTAACCGCTTCCAGCGTAGCCGTGACGTTTGGCTGCTTGACCCCGAGTACTATGGGGTTGCGTATCTGCGTCCGTTCTCGCAGCGTGAAGTTGCCTCCACGTCGGACGGCGAACAGCGCGCGATCATTGCTGAGTACACTCTTGTTGTTAACAACGAGAAGGCTCTCGGCGCGGTCTACGACGTTAACTAGTCTAATCGGGGAGGGGGCATTTAGCTCTCTCCCCATTTTAGAGGTTACCTATGTATAAAAATCCTATTCAAACTCAGTTCAACTATGACCACTCTGAGGACAATGTTGTCCTTAAAAATATGCAGGACGTGCAGCCTATCCTAGAGATGAATAAAAAGGAAATGGCTGGTGACTCGCCTTACGGAGCGCAGAACAATCCTAACATGCGTAAAGTGGCTAGTATCCCTCTGGTGATTATTGAAAAGTGGAAACGTGAACTTGGCATCGACATCATGGACAAGAATGACATGCCAAAGATTAAAAAGCTTCTTAATGACCCTGAGTATCGTTGGCTTCGCACACATGAAAGCAACTTGTAATGGGCTTGGCTACTTATTCAGAGTTGAAAACTAGCGTTGCTAATTATCTCAACCGGGATGATTTGACCAGCGTAATTCCTGACTTTATCTCTTTGACAGAGAACCGCATGAACCGCGACCTGCGTGTTCGTGCAAACATGATTCGTGCAAACACTACGACTACAAGTGGCACAGCGTTCTACGACTTGCCCAGTGATTTGATCGAACTTAGGAACATTACCTACAACTCTGGTTCTCAGGTGTATGCCTTGGCTTATCTTTCACCTGAGTCAGGTAGCCGCGAGTACGGCAACATTGTTTCTGGTGCTCCTAAAGCTTATACAAACTTGGGTAAGAACATCGAACTCTACCCAGCACCAGACGGTGAGTACTCCATTGGTATCAACTATTACCAACAGTTGACACCGTTGTCCAACACAAACTCTACTAACAACATTCTTCAAGCTTTCCCAGATTTGTACCTCTACGGTTCATGTTTGGAGGGAGCTACCTATCTTAACGATAACGAACAGCTACAGCGTTTTGCAGGACTTTATCAGAAGTCTTTGGAAGACATCAAGAAGGCAGAAGATTCTGCTCGTTACAGCGGAACAGTTATGACTATGACTGTTCAAGGTGATCCAGGGTCTCTTGTTCGTAGAGGTGCGTAATGTCTACAAATTGGGTTTTAGATTTATTTAACATTGTCCAAGAAGGGGGCGGAAACCTTCTTACAGAAGATGATCTGTATATCTGCCTGCAAGAATTTAATAACACTGATTGGGAAATAGAGTCGGCAACCGGCAATGGCTAAAGAACTCTTTGACATCAACGGACAGCAGACCGGCTTTTCTCTTAACACAGATTTGTCTCCCTACGATATGCCGCCTGTGTTTTTTACAAGCGCAAACAACGTAAGGTTTGTTGATAAAAAAGCCAGTACTATTTTAGGGAATACTCGCGTTTTTGGAACAGCCCTAGACACACCTTATTGGGTCACAAGCTGGACTCAGGGCAGCACACCTTTGTGGATTTACGGCGGTGCCACGTCTCTAAACAAGATTACGGGCGCTACCCACGCTGACGTTACCAGAACCTCTGGAGCGTACACCACCATTGCAGGGACTACGAAGAACTGGCAGGGCGGTGTGCTTGGCGGTGTATTGGTAGCTAACAACACACTGGACGTACCTCAAAGCTTTACGCAGGGTGGCACAGAGTTTACAGACCTTCCTGACTGGCCATCTACACTCCGATGTGAGGTTATTGTACCGTTTAGGAACCACTTGGTTGCTCTTAACCTAACCGACACTGGCACCGCAAAACCCTTTACAGTGCGCTGGAGCGACGCTATTCCTTCCGGGGCAGCTACCAACGGTGCAGACACTTGGAACTCTGCTAGCACCGCCTCTGAGTCAGGAGAGGCTACTATAGGAGGCACCAAAGGTCATATCCTTAACGCTCTGCCTTTGGGTAACGAACTTATCGTGTACAAGGAAGACAGTGTCCACTCTTTGTCCTATGTTGGCGGTACGTTTACCTTCAACCTTCGAGAGAAGTTTAAGAACACTGGTTTGTTCTCTAGGGACGCTGTTGTTGATCTGGGTGATGGCAAGCACGTCTTTATGTCAACCAACGACGTTGTCGTCACAAACGGTAACAGTCTGACAAGCATCATTGACGACAAAGTTAAAACATTCTTGTTCTCTCAGATCGACAGTACCTATTACTACAAAACATTTTTGGTCAACAACCGTATCCAAAACGAAGTTTGGATTTGTTATCCTCGCACAGGTGCTACTGACGGTTTGCCAAACACCGCACTGGTCTGGAACTATAGAGACAACACCTGGGCTACTAGAGACTTGCCCAGCGTTAACTATATTGGCGTAGGTCTGGTAGACCCTGAGCTTACAAACACGTGGGCGGCTGCTACAGATACATGGCAAAGCAGCACAGTTGCTTGGTCTCAACAGGCCTACAACCCTGCTGTTGATTCTCTACTGATGTGCTACCCTGCAAGCACTGCAGGTGACAGCAGGTTCTTCTTGGCTGACTCCAGTACGACGTTTGACGGGACAACATTTGTAACAACTTTGGAACGAGTTGGACTACACTCTGGAAGAACTGATTCTATTAAGTATATAAGTAGAATTTATCCTAGAATTAGTGGTACAGGGTATGTTAAAATAAGTGTAGGGGCTGAGTTAGAACCTTACGCTGGTGTTACTTATGCTGACCCAGTTGAGTTCAATATTGGCGTGGATAGTAAAATTGATTGTCGAGTTCGCGGTCGATACATCGCTATCAAGTTTGAACACGACACCGATACTTCCTTTAATCTCTCTGGATATGCAATTGAGTCCGAAGTGGTGTCGGATCGATGAGCAGAGAGTTCCTTCGGTTTAACCACGCTAACCCGCCCTCTGCTCCAGAAGAGCTTCCAGGTTATCTTAACGAAACTTTTATCGAACTTGGTGCTGTTGTAGACCTATTGCGAGACGGACACTTAGACGTAGTCTACTCTCCTCCTACAAAGCCAAGTCAAGGTGACATACGATATGCAGACGGAACTAGTTGGAACCCCGGAAGCGGAGAAGGTATATACTTTTTCAACGCTGCCGGTTCATGGGTTAAGCTATAGGAAAGTAAACCCTAAGAGTAAGAACTTTAAGACAATAGTGGGCCAGTGTTGGGAGTACATAGAAAACTCCACAGGTAGGAACAACACAGACGTTATTAAAGCAGTAGATATTATCCAGCGAGTGGTAGATAAGGTTTCTGATCTCTGGGTTACTATCGATTCTGAAAAAGGTGAGATCGTCGGTTGTTTTGTAATAGGGGCCGCAGCGTATCCTCAAGCAACAGGGATTAACGCAGAAGCCATTGGCGGTAAGTTTAACTTTCCAGACGTGGTCCCGGTGGTGGAGAAGTACTACAAAGCTCTTGGTTATAAATTCTTTGAGATGACCGGTCGCAAGGGTTGGGAAAAAGTAATGGCCCCCATGGGTTACGAACTAACAAGCATTACTGTATATAAGAGGCTATAAAATGGGCAGTATTTTTACACCTAGCAGCACGGTGGTTCAAGCACCATCGAGTTCGCAGACGCAAGGTTCGTCAAAAGTTGAACCGTGGGAAACCGTTACCCCCTACATTGAAACACTGTTGCCACAGTTGGAGGCAGGGTTCAATGTTGCTCCACAGTTGTACCAAGGACCGTTGGTTCCGGGTACGTCTGCTCAGACCGCAGCGGCTAGAGACTTGTACGGACAGGTAGGTCAAACTGCTGCTGGGTTTACCCCCGGTTTCCAAACTGTCTACGATCAGATGTTCGGTCGGGCTACCGCTGCTCCGGGAACTAGCGAATTGTTTCAGGCGCAGACCGGAGAGATTGCTAATCAGGCTCGTCAACTTACTGAGCGTGATAAACAGTTGGCCCAGCGGCAAGCTATGGAAGCTGGTCAGTTTGGCTTAGGTTCTACTGCCCTAGGTGAGCTTCAGACTCTCCAACAGCAGAAGCGCGAAGAGACTGTGCAAAGCCAGTTGGCCAGTGCTTTGGGTGCAGAAGATCAACGTCGGATGGCAGCAATGGGGCAGTTGCCTGGAATGGCTCAGTCAATTATTCAGTCTCAGATGACACCGGCTCAGCTGCAGGAAGCCATTGGCCGAGACATTGAATCTCGACAGGGTGCTGAACTTGCAGACCTTCGTCGTCTGTCACAGCAGCAGCAAGAAGCAGAACGTGCTCAGGCTATCACCTACTCTAACCTGCTGGGTGGCTTGGCTGGTCTTGGTAGCTCCACTCAGATGCAGCAGACTTCCTCTGGCATGACTGGTCAGGTTATTCCCGGTACGTCTATCTTCCAGCAGCTTGCTGGTGCAGCGGGTACAGTAGCGGGGCTTGCAAGATAATGGGTAAAATCTTAGCACAGCTGGAACAAATGGCTTCCTCAGAGTACTATAGGGACACTCCGTCTACTGTAACTGTCAATCCTATGATGGATGCTGGCTACGAGGCTACTGGTGGAGTTGCTCCGTATCAAGACCCGATGGCAGGGATGAGCGCAGAAGAAGTTAGAATGTACGGAGAAGCTGACGGCATTACTACTGATCTTGGCGAAGCACACGACATCACGATCACTGGTGGTTCAGAGGCTGGTGTAAAGAAAGATATTGGTTCATTCTTGAACAATCTTGCCACAAGTGGTCTTGGTAAGGGGCCGGAGCCAGTTGAGCCTGTGCAGGGCCGCCTTCCTCCTATGCCGGGAGTACCGACTGGTAGGTCAAGCTACCGCCCAACTCAGTCTCCCTACGGCATCCCAACTGAGCTAGGTACACAGGCTGAGATACAGCAGGAAGTTGCTAGACGTATCGCTAAACAACTTGAAAACACTATTGTCAAACGGCCTTACCTCAATTTCCAAGGCTTGATTTAGGTAGGATAAGAATATGGCTGAACCAATTCAAATACGTAAACTTCCTGTTTTGAAAAACGCTTTTGGTGTTGACTACGAAGTACCCGCTGCGGAAAACTACTACGGAAGTAGAGACTTCACCATGAATCCGCTTAGTTCAATTACTGCAGACAATGTATTGGACGAAAAAATATTAAAAGCTCAATACAATACAGTTATGGGTACTGGTCAAGGCTCTAACGTAGACACTATTGCTCTTTCCCCCGATGTTTATTTGCCTCCGCCCCCTCCCCCAACAGTGGACCAAACTGTAGCAAACAAGGTTAACACGGCTCTTACTGCAGGTGGTACTAACGGCACCAACATTGGCAATGCTGATCGCAAAGCTGCAGCCGCTCAGACGCTTATGGGCGGTGACATGGGCAGCTTTGTCTCCAACCTCCTACGCATGTTTGCACAGCCTGAGTTCCAACAGGCTGGCTTTGCGGGTCAGGGCTTTGGTCCTACTGTCTTGGGTGCTACGAAAGCACTTAGGGCAATGGAGACGCAGGACGCTGAGATGATGAAGGCTCAGATGGAAGCTCTGGCTAAAGTTGAAGCCGCTGGTCCGGGTTTTGAGCTTAAAGGACCAGCTATTGAGCTTGTAGATAGGATTAGCGGAGCAAACCAAGCTCTGGAAGCAATTCAGAGAATGAAGGCAGTTCTATCTGCAGCTAGAGTTTCGGGCGGTGGACCGGCTGCGTTGCAAGCACTTAAAAATTTCGGCAACTTTTTCGGTGTTCAACTAGATGCTACCAAGCCAGAAGAATATAAAATGGAAGTAAATAAACTAAAACAGGCTATTCTTTCATCTGGCCTGTTTGGTCGAGAGGCTACCAAAGCAGAATACAAAATTCTAGAGCAAATTGTAGCATCCCCAGGTTTGTTCACGGGTGACCCAGAATTGCTTGCAAAGCTGCAAGGCTTGGAAAAATCATTCAACGCAAAAATAGCTCCAGCCGAGCGTATGCTTAGGGCTGGTGGCGTTGATACAGACAATCTGTTTGCTCCTAATCCTGCTCTGGCTACTAGAAACTAAGGTTATTAAATGGCTACTTGGACACTATACGACGGTACTCAAGTTGAGCTACCGGACGATATGACTGACGGACAAGCTCTTAACGTTATTGCCAAAGCCTTTCCTGCTAAGGCTGCAAGGGTTGGAGTGTCGCCAGACATTGAGCGCGAGTACGATCTGACCAGTGGTGTCAAAAACGCCTCTGCTCGTTTCTCTCAGGCGTTGGCTCAGGGCAATACCAAAGAGATCAAAGCGGCAGCAGACGCTGACTACGGCGCAGGTAACTGGGAAATTACCCCGTGGGGACAGCTTGCTGTTAAACCACAGGGTCTGCGTAACATTGGAATTGAGCCTAAAGATGACCGCACGGTTGTTGTAGACGAAATAGGAACTTCTACTTACGACTTGGTCGATCTGGCCCCTGAGATTGCAATTGGTACTGCGTCTGTGGTTGGTGAGGTACTGGGGCCGCAGATTTTTATCCCAGGCTCAGGCGTTGCAGCAGGAGCAGCCGCTCGTGGCCTTCTGGGTGCTTTTGGTACTCGCAGACTGGCTGCACAAGCCGCTGGTGCTGGAGCCGGTGACATTGCCGGTAACTACGGTGTAGAAGCGGTACAGGCACTGAGGGGAGAGCAGTACGAAACTCCTGCAGAGATTTGGTCTCGCGCCGGTTCTCAGGGTGCTATCGTTGCCGGTCTAACCTTTGGTCTTGGCTTGCCCCTTAACGCTCTAGGGTCAGCAACGAACAAGGTTGCAGACATCTCTAGAGCTAGACTTGCGGAAGGAAACTCCAACAACGGTGTGTCTGTGACTGCTCAGGACGCTATAGATGCTCGTGAACGGCTTACCCAAACGTTGAAAGACGCTGGTTACTCTGACGCAGACATAGAAGACATTGTACCAGTTTTGACCATTAAGCACATGCTTGGAGATCAGGGTACGTTTACTGGCAAATTTGCAACAGTATTGGAAGGCATTGGCTCTAAGCAATTGGGAGATAAAATTCCAGCATAGGCTGTCGAGTTTCTTGGCAAAATTGACAACATTGTTCGTGCTGGTGAAGCGGCAGGTCGCAGTCAAATAGAGATTGCAGACTTGGTCAAAGAGAGCTTGACAAAAACTGAGATTGCACAGGCCAAGAAGGGTCTGGAAGGTATTGTTAAGCTACAGGACCAGCTTGGTCCTAAAATGTCGGCGGCTAAAGACGTAACGCAAATCACTGACCTTATCGAAAATGCGTTGAAACGTCAGATGGCTTACGGGATAGACCAGTTTAAAAGCTCAAAGCTTTACGGAACTCCTGAAGCCCCTAACCCTAAACTTAACCTAGAAAATCTTTCCGGTGTCGCTGTTAAAAACCAAGACGTTGCAGAGTTTTTGAACAACACTGCAAAAGAACTTGGTAAAGAAAACGCCCAAGAGGTTATCGATTTCTTTGCAGGGGTAGATCAAACCTTTGCAGCCAAACTTGCTGGGGCAGTTGAGGTTAAAAATAATATTGCTGTAGCCAAGTCAAAGGGTGCTGCTCTAAAAGACATTCCTGATGAAGCACTTGGTCCTAACTTTAGAGAATCTGCCAAAGCTGTTCTAGATGACGGTGCAGAAAGCTTGGTAGAGATCAATGCCAACGATCTATACCAGATAAATCGCAAACTTTCTGCAAAGGGCGCGTCCAAGGTGTCTAGTGCTCAGGAAAGGCGTAATGGGTTTTTGGCTTCTGATGAAGTTTTAAAAACCATGGACAAATATAGTTCAGGCTTCAGCGCAGAACTTAAAAGGGTAAACGACGAGTATAAGAAATTTATTACTCCTTTTAAACAGTCAATGCGAAACATCACTGCAACTACAGCTCAAACGCCTAAGCAGTACGTAGATGATCTTGTCTCCGGCAGAAAGCCACGATTGTTTTCCGACATCATAGAACAGTTGGACAAGGCTCTAGGGGGTACTAAGGCTATCGGGGGTCGGGGCGAAAACATAGCAAGTGTAGATGAGCTTCTGGGAGAAGTATCTTCTCAGTATATGCGCTTTATCAAAGATCAATTTGATCTGAACGCAGCCGCAGCTTTGGACGTGCCTACGCTTAGGCAAAATGCGTCGGACGCTTTGAAGGCTATTAGAACTTTGGAGAAGGCGGATAACACTCCTAGATTTAAAAAGACCATCAATCGGTTGTTCGATACTCCCGGTATGAGGGACTACAAAAAAGCTCTCAAAGAGCTAGCCGACGGTAAGCCAGAAGGTGCTGCAAAGCTGGGACAGGTTCTTAGCTATAAAGACGCTGCCAACTTTGTAGACAACGTGAGCAACGTTGCTTCAAACTTGTCCAGCTCTGACTTAGCTTCTGCAGCCGCGCAGTTTAGAAACCTGAAAGCTGTCGATCCTAGGGCAGGAGAGTTTTACAACGAACTCTTCTATGCAGAAGTGTATTCAAAGGTGCTTAAGTTTGGTGGTCTGCAAGCTGCACAGCGAAACGCATCTATCAAAAATTGGGCAGATGATATTGTGTCTGCCAACAATGCTTCACCTGATGCTCTTAAAGAACTTCTTGGTCCCAAGTACTACAAGCCTATGATTGACATGGGCAACACCATACAGGGAGCTTTGAACATCGATCCTTCGGCTGGTGCAATTAACGCAGCAGGTTTGCCTATAGCACCCATCAGAGGAGCAATTAACGGAAATCTGTTGGCTACACTGAAGCCTCTTACGCTCATGTACACTCTTCGTGGTTTTGGTCCGGGCCAGCCTGGATGGAAGCGTGTTCAGGCGGCAGTGGCAAGCGGCAAGTCTCAGGAAGACATTAACAAGCTGATGGCTCCCTATGTTGGCACTACTGTTAAGAACGCTCGTAAGGCCGCTGGGGCAGCACTAAACGGTCGTACAGGTCTCTTGGCAGCTTCTGTATCAGCTTACATGAACGAGGCTGAGACAACCTTGCCAGAAGAGGGTACTCCGATTGTTCCCAGAGTTGTGCGCCAGTCTGACGAAGAAATTCAGAGGCAGCAACAACAGCAAACTGTGTCTGAATACCAAGACGCAACGCTTGGTAAGGCTATGGCAGACGTTATTCGGGCCATCCAAGGCACGAGCCAACAGGCTATTAGCATCCCAGACGCTCAGGCGGCTTTGTCAGAAGGCTCTAGAATTGCAGGATCACGATAATGGCAGACTTTTTCTCAGACTTCAAAAACGCTATCCAAAGCAACCCGCAAGCTAGCCAAGAGTTCTCGCGCTTGAGAGACAAGGCGATGCTCTACGGTGGCGGTGCTGCAGCTATGGGAGCAGGTTCGATGGTTCCAGAACCTGTTGTCAACACTGGTCGCACTGTTGTCGAAGGTGCTAACCGTATGGCAGATGACCTTGGTCGTAACACCATTGATCCAATGTTGAACCAAGTGCTGCCCACGGGTATGAATGTCAATGTGAACACAGGTGTATCGCCCATGTCAATGGTGAGGGGACTGTTGTCTAACGAGATGCCGCCTGTTAACCCGTCTGCTAATGTCTCATACCAGACACCGGGAGGAGGTTTCTATGGTTCGGGTACTATCACGCCTGAAGGAGTTTATGGACCAACAGTTGGATATAGTACTCCGGTACTGGGAGGGGCTGGTTCTATCGACGCTTCTGTTACTTCCACTGGTCCTGCTGCTAAGTTTCCAAGCTCCAGTGACCTATTCGCAGCCGCCCGACTCAATCTCAAGTTC